CCAAATAGAAACCGTACCACCTTCAATAGATGGTGCCCAAGTCCAATGAACAGGAACACCACTTGCATTAGTAGGTAACCGATTAAAATCATAAAGGCTCTTGTTACCCAACTCATATTTAACCCCACCAGAATCTGCTAGGAAGACAGCCATCACTTTAACAGCATTAGCAAGTGTATATACCTGAGACGAAACACTTGGAGTAGCTGTGTAGGTAATACGCTTCCAAAGAGGCATTCCATTGGTCACTGCCAAAGCAATAACACCATTCAATGCTTCTGTCCCATCAGCATATTGGATTGCTGACAAAGTATTTCCTTCTCCTGGAAGACCAATCTTACGATAGGCTGATTCCACAAGTTGGTTTCTATTGAGTTCCCAAGAAGTTACTGAACTTGTAGTCATAGTGTCCTACGTAGAAGATGTTAAATCATTATAAGAAGGCCAGACAATGTCTGCTCTAGCACAGTCTGCAGTAGCAATGTCAGCGAATGCCGTTGCTCCAGCTAACGTACACACAAACACCTCAACGTCTGCTGGCCGACTTCTAACCCAAGGAACTGAGATTTTATCTGGACGAACTCGTAGAAACTTTTGGGGATGATCATGTTCAAAATCGGCCTGACATGTCATCAAGCCATCCCAGCGTTTCTTTAATTCATTGCTTTTAAACTTAAAGCCGCAGACGTCACAAAGAGCATTCCATCCACCAGATTTAAAATAAGTCATTTACATTCCCGTCATTGTGGTTTATGTAAAGCACGAATATCATTTTTGATCTCTTCAAACATACTACGAATTTCAACTTTGAATTCTTTGAATTCATTCTTATGAAGATAATCTAATTTAATTGTTTGAATGTCATCTTCGGTCTGTTTAATCCGGTCTTCTGCACGATCAATAGTTCGCTTCATAAACCAGATTACAATAGACACAGCTCCTAAAGCAAGCCATTGGGTCGTTACAAATTCAGTCATATAAATTCCGTAGGTTGGTGGCTGGGGCCGATGATCAAGCCTCGAACTCATCCAACCTGCAGCGGCCCAGCTTGACTGTCAGAGCCGTGCCAGCGGCTGAGAAACTCAGGTACACCGCCCACTTGAAATTGGTGACCGTTGTCCCAGCAGGCAGCAACATTGGCGCGGTCTTGAAGTGGTATGCCGTCAGGTCGGTGTTGATGACTGCGCCGTCCGCATAACCGTTGAGCGCATAAGTGGTGTACGTGGTGCCGTCAATCACGGCAAGGATGCAGGGCCGGATTTCCGACAAGTTGCTGCCCGACACACCAGTAAGCGTCAACTCGCCTTCAAACACATAACGGCGGCCAGCCTTAATTTGGCCCGGCCAGTTGACTGAGCCGCCAGACGACGCCCAGTTGTAGTCGGCTTCCAGGTCTACCGAGTTTGATGCAGCGGCAGCGGTTATGACCAGCTGCTGGTCATTGCCAAGGCCGTCAGCACGCGCCACCACTGACGCCGCCGCGACCGGCGAACCTGCTGTAATTTGCGCCTTTACGCCGCTGGCAGCGACACCAGTGACGCCCCCCGCAAGCGTGCCGCCCGTGGCCGTTGTCCACAGCGGCGTGTCGATCATGTTGGTGCCGCCACCAATCCGCACAGTGCCGGCCGTGCTTCCCACGTTGGTAGTGGCGAAAGTGATGGCCGTGCCTGATGCTGTGAGGATCGTCACGTATTCACTGACCGCCGCTGTGCCCCAGGTGACCTTGCGGCGTTCACCGGCCCGCAGGCCCGATGCGCTGGCGGTTGCCGAGCAGATGCCAACCACGATTGAGATTGAACTGAGCGTGAGCGCAGACGCCGTGAAGCTGTCGATCACGCTTGCAGGCAAGGTGCTGTGGTTGCTGGGGAACACCGAGGAAATCTGGGCCCAAAGCGCCTCACCGATCAGGCGCCCACCGCGCATGCTGTAGTGGATCAGGTCGGTCGTGCGGAAGTAGTTAGCCAGCGCGTTGCCGGTGGCTGATGTGGGGTCGTTGGTGGCCTTCCAGGCATCAAAGATGATGACGTTCGGCTTGTCAATGCAATACTCAACCAAGCGCTTGTTCATCTCGCGCACTTTGGAGCCAGAGTTAAGCGTTGCCTGCGCGTGGCCGGTCACAACGCCCGTGGTCGTCAGAATGACGAGTTTGATTCCCTGCGCGGTGATGCGGTCCACGATGGCGTGGCGGTCTGCAACGATGCTTTCCAGGTCGCGCGTGGTGTAGGTGGCACTCAGATCATTGATGCCTGGCATCTGGCAGATCACGACATCCGGCGCGTAGTCCAGGCAGTCCACCTGAATGCGCGCCAGCGCTTCCTCAGCCCGGTCGCCAGAGGCGCCGCCGTTGTAAACGATGTCAAAGCGGTGCCCGCACGCGCCCTGCATCCACTGAATGAAGTGCTGCGCCGAACGCCACGATTCTGGCCTATAGCGCCAGTTCACATCACTGGCTGCGATGTTCAGTCCGGCGCCGATGTTCACCGTGAATGTGCCGCTTGTCGGGGTCGTCAGGACCGGAACCTTGAACAGGCGATTTGCAGCCGTAATGTTCCGATTCCAGATCGTGACGTACCACCCAACCGCCTGCTGATGGCCGGCGCTGGTAACTGAGAGGATGCCAGTCGCGCTGTCGTAGGCGGAAGTCACTCCCGAAACAACTGTCTCGTAGGTGTCCACCATGCTGTCGCCAAAGAGGACGGTGCGATAGCCGGTTTTTGACATACGGGCCAGCGCCGCAACCTGCGGGGCGGTGAGCCCTAGATTACCAGAAACAATCGGATTTGTAGTAATAGTCATATTACACGCTCATATAAACAGAAAGGGCGCCAGCATTGGCTGTAGCCCGAGCACGAATATATTTCCAAGGAGCATCCGTAGTAAAACCATCACTGCCCGCAGCAGCTAATGTAACAGTACCTAGGGAGGTAGCAACAGCATTCACACCATCATTACTAACATCAAAGATAACAGTGGCGGCGGCAGTAGCCACAACTTGGATGGCTGCTTTAGGAGCATCTTTATACATCCAATTACCCGTAAACGTAGAAGTAGTTCCATCAGGAACCAAATCGGTAACACGACCACTCTTTACAAAAACATTTGTACTCATTTCCATTCCCTTCCAAAAAGTATAAAGAGGGGGCTTCGCACCCCCACCGGACGATGTTAGTCGTCTACCTGTTCGCCAGGACCAGCAACAAAGTAGTCAATAACCACATACCCAGTACCACCAGCAGTTGAGCTGCCAACAGTATAAGTAGAGATCAAAGCCTTGTCTTCCGTCAGCTTGGCAAACGTACCAGCACCCATAGAGGTACCAGCATTAACCAAACCAACGGCAGTCGTTGCCATCGAAAACGCACTAAGCACAGCCGAGGTAGAGCCCGACCAGCCTAGTACAAAAGAACCTGCAGCCGTGGTAGCATTTACGTTTTGATTAACGTGAACCCCCACAATCACTGCATCCTTAGGAATAACACACTTAACAGTTGAACTGTCAGTACGAGCAATAGGCACGATCTTCGTGAGAAGACAGCGTGCCTTTGGATACGACAGGCCAACTTGAGTCGAACTAAAGCTAGCCATGTGTTATCTCCTTAGGCGCCCGGAGAGCCGTAAACACCACGCCAATCGGTCCAGCCGAAGCTGTAACGAGCAGTCGCCTTGTACTTGGCATTCTCAGTATCCCAATCATTATCCATATCAAATGCATCAGCACGACGTTCAAAGTGCTTCATGCCGTGAGGCACATCAGTACGAATGAACCATGCATCAGTATCAGTCAGATAATGATTAACCACAGTTTCAGGAATCAAGCCCATTTGCTTGATAGCATTCAAGTCGTTGTTGTCAGTGCCAACACGACCATCACTACCAAGAATACGCTTTGCCTCAAACGTCAGTTGACGTGGGATAATCAGAGTCTTCGGCTTCACAGCAATCAGCAAACCACGGTCATTCGTGAAACCCGCGATGTCAATAACAGCCTGCTCAAGAGCAGCTTCACTTAAGTCCACCGCAGTGGCCGGACCATTCGTTGCAGTGCCACCAGCGAAGAGCGGATGCGACGTGTCAGTCGTGGCTGCCGAAGCAACCAGAGACACACCATCACCACCTTCATAGGAAGCATTGAACGCACGGTTGTACACGTTAGCCGCAATGATTTCCTTAGTTTGACGCATCGAATATGCCAGACCCTGTGCCTTACGTTGACCCACTACGGCATATTGATCATCTTCCATGATTTCACGGGTGATGACAAAGCCGAGAGCATAGACAACGTGTTGGTACCGGGTAATGAACGCCTGACGTTCACTATCAAACGAGATAGGAGAACCTTCAGGCTTAACAACCGCCAAACCAAAACTCGAAATACCCACATCCTCTTCAAACTGCTTGGTACTCTTGAAAGTATCGAACAGCTTCGTGTATTCAGTCGAATACTCGTTATACGCCTTGCCGTACCAGTTGTTTACACCGGGCCAGAGGGCTTTTGCAAAACTACCACTAGTGATAATAGACATCTATATCTCCTTAAACGCCAGCCAAGCCAGCAGCATTAAACGCATGCGTGTTGATACGCACAAGCAGTTCTGCAGGACGAGCCGTTGAAGTTACATCATTGTCAGGAGAGGCAGTAACACCCATCACCTGAAGAGGAAGCGTAGCGGTTCCAAGAACCGTCGAACTATCCACAGACATACCAGACGCATAAGGCGCAGTAGACGCCGCAGTACCCAAGTTAATAGCCACGTTCAAGCCAACCGACGCCGCTGCAACCACACCACCAACTGCATCTTGAGGAGCAGCAAAGATGATGTCAGAAGCATCAGCAACCAATGCAACCCGACGAGTCGAGGCAGCACGATAGGCACCAGCATTAAGGTTGCTATAGTCAACTTCAAAGCCGACAATAACACCCACAATCGGCACAGCCGAACCAGAACCAATACGTTCAACCGCCGGATAAACACCTTCACTGGGATCAACCAGCGCAGGATTATCAGACAACTGAACAAAGTCGCCCACGTTAGTGACCTGAGTATCAGACACACTAATCATGTAGCGATTGACTTGCCCGTTATAGGGCGAGCCATTCATATGTTTTACAGGCCGAAAACCTGCGAGAACACTTGCCATTTTATTTCTCCATTAATGGCTTCCGGCGCTGAACTCACTAACCTCGTGAAATTTGGAGTGACCCATAATCAGCATTACCAGACGCCTTTTGTTTCATTGTTTGTTCAAGGCGGTCAATCTCTGCAGCCTTAGCGGCCTGGTCCTCTTCGTGAAATTCCTTCTTAATTCGCATTACGAAAGCCTTCTCACCCTTACCCACAGAAACTTGAGCCTTAGTACCTTCGGGGGAAGCATTGTTTACTCGCTTGTCACCAACGCGGACATCAGCGGCATCAACAAGTTCATAACCACCATCCAAGAATTGTTGCACGCGATCTCCCGCATCATTCACAATTCGATAGACGTAGCCATCTTCCTTACCATTCACGGACAAAATGTTACGAGTACCTACGGGGGTACGCTTAACGCGGGTGCCGACTGCGGCAGTGGTTCTACTCATTTTTAGTCTCCTTAACGGGATTTAAGAGCTTTAAGTTCTTTTTTATAGTCTGCTTCAGTGTAACCTGGAGTGACTGCTACGATCTTTCGCATAATGTCTACTTCTTCAGAAGTCATTTGCAAATCATCCTTTGCTGCGCCACCACGAGTAGAGCCTTCTACAGGTGTACGACGCTGGGCCCCAGGCCCTGCAAACTTGTGTGCAAATTCCTTACGAATTTCCTTTTCTACCAAGACCAGCACTTCTGAGGGGGAGCGACCACCTTCTTCGTACAGTTCCTTACCAAGAGCATCAGCAGCCTTACGCATAAGTCGATTAGACTCATACCACTCATTACGAGATACCCAGTTTTCAAATTCTGGGGTATAGGTGTCAGGTTCTTGCACTTGAGTCTGACGACTCTCTTGTGCAATAGCTTCCTTTTCTGCCTTTACTTCGTCAATTTTATCTTCCAAAGTAAGCGCACGCTCATGATCCCCTTCCATAGTCGCCTGACGGCGAGCATCCTTAAGGGTCTTCAATGCACGCTCATATTCCATTTCTTTAACTTTAGTGTGGTGCTTACTCAAAGCATCCAACGCTTGACGAACTGCTTTTAGTTCCTTGCTTTGCTTTTCGATTTTACCAAAGAGTTCTCCACGTCGAACAAACTCTGGTGCATCAATAAATTCACTTACATCACCATCAAAATCTTCTTTGGGAATCCAGCCTTGTTCAATAGCTTTGATTTCAATAGAAGAATAGTCCCGTTCTTGGGATTGAGTGTTTTCGTTTTGTGTGCCTTCTTGGCCTTGGACTTCTTGGGTCATTCTTTACTCCTTAATAACGGCACAAATATCCTCATCGTTTAGAATGACATAGTGCTTGTCTTTGTTTTGTGGGTCTTCTACCTTCTTACCAGCGTGTTTGGCAAAATAAACTTTATCACCAACACCTGCCCAAGGAGAATCCCCAAAATCTTTCCATGCTGTGGGGCCCACCAGTAGGACAACCCCAACGTCTACACTTTCTTGGTAGCGAGTATTACTGTCTTTAGCAATCTCAATACCAGCTTGTCGAGCACGACGAAAAACTTCGTCGTTTTCTTCATAAAGTTCCTGTTGCACAAGAACTCGGTGACCGCACGGAATAATCATTAAGCCTCCTTAATATCGTCTAGTTCAGCCAGCAGCAAATCTTTTACTGCAGCGATGTATCCAACTAAAAACCTATCACGATTGGGGTCTACACCCGCGTTACTTTGTAACTCTGCTGTCATGTCTCCCAACCTTTGTTGGAAAACTGAGAAAATAGCCTTAGTTACTTGGTTGTTCTTCCAGTTGTAGAAGATGTCTTGGTCTGTTGAAGTTTCGATTTGTTAAGCTCCTCTTGGTGCCTTAGTTTTTGAGTGTTTTGTTGGTCAGTTTGTACAAGTTTTTGTACTTCCCCAGCAGAGAAAATCCGCTGTTTATGTAGAGCAATGGCTGCATCGAGCCTTGCCGACATATCCTTGATCTGCAAATCATGGTTTTTACTTTGTTGTTCCATCATTTGCTTAAATGCCATGTCTCGTGCAGCAAGTTCACTCTTAAATTGCTGCGCTTCCTGCATTGTCTGTGCTTTTTGCTGTTCCATCTGACCCTTCATCTGCATTTCTTGCAGTTTGGGATCGGGAGGAGGCTGATGTTGCCCAGTTTGCTGAATAGCCTGTGTAAATAGTTGCTCAATATTCGACTGTTCTTGTGCTTCGAGGATACGACGAGTCACGGCCAGAGGATCAAGCGTTCCAAGAGGCAGTAATTCAGCCAAACCCTGTGCTTTTAGCAGTTTTTCTGTTTGTGTAGGTGTGGACGGGTCAGCACTGGGGCAAACATTGTAGGTACTTGAGTCAAAATCTTGAGCACTCACCATATCATCGAGAACATTGGTATATTCTTGAGGATCGAGGTACAGTTTATTCAAAGCAAAGAGCTTTTTGTATTCCAAAGTCAAGCTACGGTAGATACGTTTATAAACAGCCGTAAATACCTTCATCCCCTGTTCAATCGTTGCCATCGTTGTGGTGGCAGGGGTATTCTGTCCAGGCATCTTCCCTACGAAGATTTCTGCAACAGAAGCAAGCTCCTTACCGGAGGTCACCAATGTACCCATTAGTTCAAATAGGACATTAGAGGGCTCTTTTGTCGGAAGAGGTACTATTTGCTTCCGCAAGTCATCAGCAGTAGTGTTGAGTGTCTTCCACTCCCCCGGCTTCCACTGACTTTCTCCCATCTTAAGCTTCAAACCTTTTCCGAGGAAACCACCTTGAAGGTTGTTAAGCGTACCACCATCAATAAGTTGGTTGATGAGAGTGTTTACTGACTCATTAAGAGGACTTAGAAGAAGACCAAACCCAATATCGTAGAAACCACCATTAGGATTAGGAATAAAAGAAAATTTGGTGTAATACTGGATTGCATCAATTTTCTGGAGTTTTCCATCCGGGTCGAGATAGATTGTCGATTCATCAAACCTCGCTGTAATACGCAACACCTTGCGGGTGTAGCGTTCAAAGGTTACAATGTACGGTTCTGCGTAGCCATCATCATCCAAGTCATAGTAGGTGTGCTGCTCAATAATTTCATACGGAAGAGTGGCATCTTGTACAACACCAGCAAGATTGTCCGGAGGAGAAATCACTTGAGGATCACCCAAATCAATGTCCAGATAAATCTTAGACATCATCCGTTCTTTAACTTGTCGTTTCGTAAGACGAATAATTTGTGAAACACGTTCGGCGTCAAGCAGAGTCTTTGCCCAATAGTTCACCACTAAGTCCTTGGGAAGCACTAGTTCAGATACATTACGCTTAGTGGTCGAATTGTAGTAAGTCTTCTTAAAGATGGTTCCCACAATAGGAAGCATAATCAAGAGCTTGTCCATCTCTTCTTCCCAACCATCCATCTCATGTAGAAGTTGGTAGGAAAGGAACTTACTAACACGCTTGGCTTGCTCTAGCTTTTGTCCAGTCTTGTCATACCCAATTACCACACACTTGACAATGTCGCCTGTAGCAGGGATCAGGGAAGGATAAGACCGAGCATTAAACTGCATGGCAGCAGTAGACAAGAGAGGGTACTTAACATTACTTGCACCAAACCAAGGATAGGACTTTTCTTCCTTCACTTGGAGAGCAAGCTTAGTCCACTCATCCAAACTTTTTTCCCAGTCACTTCGAGAACGTAAGTCGTATTCAAAGCCCTCGCCAACCTGTTCAGAGATTTTATTTAAAACCTCTTCTTCAAGCTTCAGAGCAATGTTTGTATCTTCTAGGTAAGCCCGAAGAGTATTAGTATCCTGTCCAGGAGGAGCGTCCGGAGTCTGTTGCTCTGCTGGCATGGAGTTCATCATAATAGGCATCATCTTCCTGTTCTTCTTGTGTAGGAGCTTCTATTAAATTATCCAGCATAATACCAACATAGGCAAATGCATCTACTTGGTCATCTTTGGTTCCGCGAGGAAACTTACAGAGTTCATCCTCAAACACTGGATACCAATCACCGGCTTTATCAAACTTAACACCACCAGCTCGCATACGTCCTTGGATGCTACGTGCCCGTGATATTTTATCTTTACCACCATGTTTTAACGGAAGAAGGTTTACAAACTTACCAGTACGAATCATTTCTTCTCGTAGGAAAGGTCCAATAGATTTGGAGACTTGCATCTCTTCAATGCCGAACACATCTGGTTTGTAAACATCATTTTTAATGTAGAGAATCCGGTTTTCATCCATAGCAGAGACTACAAATACACTATAGTCAGCCGTCTCTTCTTTTGAAATAGCAAGGTCGGCTGTAATGTAGTAGTTAACTGTCTTCTTCTTATCTTCTTGTGTTAATGCAATAAAATCATTGCGTTTAAAATATGCAATTGAATCATCAATAGGCTCGTTGAGATATTCCTGGGAGTAGACATCTGGGATGCCTCTATCGGTGAAATCTCGTCGTTCTGATTGGAACCACTCTGGTGTGTATTTCTCAGGCCAGAGGATTTTGGTGAAGTCATCTGTATGTGCCCTATACTTAAAAGAAAGCCATGAAGCCTTCTTATTTGTGTTAGAAATTTTAAGAGGCTCAATTTTAGTATCTGGGTTCCACACAGAAGGCATTAAGTTATTCAGCATACTGTCTTCATGGAGAATTGTACCAACAATTCTGATAACACCATTAGAAGACAAGCTCGGAACTAATGCACCATAGAACCAACGCTTAAACTTTTCTCGTCTATCTTTATTGAGAACAATTTCGTCATTCTCTAAGTCATCACCAACAATAAGATCAGGTCGTTTGTTGTTCCACTTCAAACCCCGCATCTTTTGTTCAGAGCCCTTGGCAGAAATTCTAAACTGATGACCATCAGAGCAATTAACAATTACATCATCTTCAGTATCTTTTTCAAACCCTACAATACCAAACAAAGTTCCTATGCGGTCGTTGTCGAGGAGTTCTTTTTTAATATCTCCTAGGAACTGTGTAGCTTGTGTTATCGTGTCACTGAGGACAAGCACATATTGGCGATTTCTAAAAAGGACGCACGCAAGCACATATGCGAGAGTGACTGCCGTGCTTTTAGCATGTCTTCGAGGCGCTGCAATTGCGACTTTTGGGTGTTTGCTAGTACAGGCTTCCCACCATTCCATATGGCAGTCGGGGGAGTTAACAGCTTGGTCATAGTTCTTTTGAAGCAGACTTGCTGAGAACCCAGCTATAACGTCTGCTGTGAGTTCCATTATAGAGTTTTCTTTGCAACCATACGTTCAGTAAACGCTTTCACAACTTCGCTCATATGTGGAGCTGCAAAATAGAACGCCAGGATGAGCATTACAGCGGGAGACATGTTATCTGCACTCTGAAGTTGAAGGGCTGCTAGAGCTTGAAGTTGCCCTGCAGCATCGTGCCAGAATACTGCAACAGAACCTGCTATTTGAGCCACAACATATTGAAGTAACCAGACACCAGTAATAGCAAGGCTAATAAGCCTTCGTGCTAGGTTTTGACCCTGGGTGGCTTCCATCCAACCAACGAGCATAGAACGAGCTTCTGAGCGATCTTTAGCAGCATCTCCGGCTTTCTCTTCGTCAGTGTAAACAAGAGCATCAAGCCCATCTTTTACTGCTACCACAGCACTATTAATAGCTGCCTCTGTACCAAAAATTTTACCCCAAAAAGACATTACCGACCTCGTTTGCTAATTTGATTTAAAAGAGAGCCATTGGCACGACGAGAAAAGCTACGGTTGCTAGATCGAGAAGCCACGCGGAGATTAGACCGAACAGTTTTTCCACCATGAGAAAGAGGGGTTTTATGATCAACATCTTTACCATCTCCCTTATGTACTTTCCCAGCCTTAGTCATAATACGTCTTGCTTTATTTTGCTCAACTCTCTTTTTGATGACTTCTGGACGACTTGTATATAAGTCAACCTCTCTTCGATAATCTCGTACAGATTTACCAGTCTTAGGGTCTTTCTTCATGTATGGCATATTTAGCCCCTTTTTGTAAATTTAGTTTGGCGGGGATAACTTGAATATTAGACCAGATGTGTAGACCAGAAATGAGTTTACCTTTGAGCGGAATGATATGGTCTACATGCCATTTGAATTTACATAAGGTCGTTCGGCGTATCCGTAAATCATGTGCTTCTTGTAAAACAAGTTCAGTGAGTTCATCTGTAAACTTCACTGCTTTAATTCTTCGGTCACGTAAAACAGATTTTAAATTGGCACGTTGCCGCTTTTCTTCTGGAGAACGTGTTACATTTAGTGTCAACTCTCCGACTGTTTCTAAATAGGCTCTTCGTTTTTGCTCTAAAATTTGACTACGCTTTTTTTGATAATATTCTTTTTGCTTTAGTCGAATTTTAGCTTGATTACGTCGGTAGTTGTCTGCCTGCTTTTCAGAGTTTGTTTCCCACTTCTTGTTCCATGGTGTCATCAACTACCTCATTTAATGTATTGTCCGTAGCAGAATTATCTCTCTTTGGTTGGAATTGCTTTAGATTTTTAAGACGAGGATCGAGTACAACTGCGTCTTCTACATCAATAACTTCAGGAGTGCTCTTGTTCCATTTCTGGAATTCTTTTGCAAGAAGGGAGAGAGTTTCCTGGACAGTGTCTGTCTTCACTTCACTTCGTTGAGCCACTTCTTCAAGCTGTATTTGTCTCTGTAAAAGACTGGAAGCAATGGTGGTAACATCACGAATACCAACAGGCTTGTATTCAACTTTCCCAGTTTTTTGATTGAAAAAGGGATCGCCATTATCAAGCCTGTCTTGCATAATTTCTAAACTTTGTTCTACAACTTTGGTTATAGAATCGTTGGTTTTTTGTTTCTTTTGACGACGAAGTTGTTCAACCATTTCAGGCCACCAACTACTTCGTTTCCAATCCATAAGGGTGTTGTAGTGTACTCCTGTCTGTTCGGAAACAACCCGCATGTTTCCGAGAAGCATGAATCTAGCAACACAGTTGAGCCGCTTCTCCCAAGAAGCGTCTGTAAGTTCAGGCATGTAAATCCTTTCTGAAGGAAGGAAACAAAGTTTCCGCTATACTTACTATTATACCACAAATTTATAGAAAAGTCAAGGGGTTGACTTTTTTAAAGGATTGCATATAATAAATACATATGTATTATATAAAAGACGAATGTAATGAGTCTTTTATACATGTATTCTTTCTTTTCTTTCTTTTTATTCTTTGAAAGAGTGAAGAGAAAACTTTCTTCTTTTTCTTTCTTTTCTTTAAGACAGCATTGTCGTAAGAGATACCTACTCCTTTAAGGGAGCATTCCATGCGACCGTACAACACCCCTAGAACACGTTTAAACACCCCTAGAAGCTCTTGAAACAGACAGGGAGCTACCCATGTAGCTTAGACCCCTAAAAGAGGCTTAAAAGGGCTATAATCTTGTATACACCCTTTTCCCCAGAAAATAGAAAATTCTATAAAATGCATTACCCCATCAATAAACCCCCAATCTTTTCCCCCCCCCACCCCCTAATTTATCATATGAATAAGGGCTTTTTATCAACTCAACATCATCAACAACACCTTGGGCATAGGTTGCCTATAATACAAAGCACACTGATGATGTGTACACACACGGGTCAGTCTTATATAAGACATAAGACAGCAGACATATGACGTAAGACATCAAACACCTGATTAGGGTGTTTAATTTCACATTGTGGGATGATGTCCCATCATGTGGGAAATCCTCAGCAAGGGGTCTGGACGCCCGTTTACGGGCTTTTCTGTGTCTGCCCTAGTCTCCCCCTTGGCATGGTGCCATTCGTGGCCTCTAGGGTATCCATAATTTATACCCCGTACCCTATCAGCTCTCCTAGGTGTTCTGTATGCCCTACCGGGTATGGTGTATACCCCTACATGTATGGGTAGGGGTTGACATGTGCAGATTGTGGACATTGCTTGACATAGGTCGATCATCTGTGGTAGACGCGTTGCACGCGCGCCATGCGCGGTCTGGACAAACGCGTGACGCGGGGGACGACCGTCAGGGAGTACCCAACTAAGTTAGTGGGTCTTAACTTGCTTGTAAGTTTCGTGTAAGTATTGGGGACCATACTTGCGTCCAAGGTTGATTAGTAAGTTTTATCAGCCCTGGGATGACAGGCCAGCCCGCTTCCTGTCCCGGCCGCAAGGCCAGCCCCGTGAGGGGTGGATTAACACTGCTATCTT